ACGCTATTCAACCGCCGTTGGTGAAGAATATAAACTTGTTAATTATCTAATTCAGGGTAGTAGTGCTGATCTGTTAACTCTTAAGATGATTGAATTAGATAAAAAGCTAGAAGGTAGACGAGACGAATGTGCTATGCTTCTACAAATACATGATGAGATTCTTTGTGAAATTAGAGAAGATAAGCTTGATTATTATATGAAAAATATCAGGCATTTCTTAGAACAAAATGATTTAGGAATTCCAATGGAAGTTGATGCTGATATAGTTCATCCTTCCTGGGCACATAAATAAAGATGAGAAGGGTAACAAATAGATTAGAAAACCCTGATGAATACTTTCTCTTTTTAGCACATGTATTAGCTATTAGAGCTACATGTGCTAGAAGACGAGTTGGTTGCCTTTTAGTTAATGATAAACGCCACGTTAAAGCTACTGGATATAATGGAGTAGGTTCTGGAAAGGCTCATTGTATTCAAGCCCCTTGTTTGGGCGCAGATGCTCCTTCTGGGGCTCTATTAGAGTATTGTATGGCTACCCATGCTGAAATAAATGCATTAGATCAATTAGAGTCTGAAGTAACAGGTGACTTAACTGCTTATATAACAGTTACACCTTGTTTTCCCTGTGCAGAGGAGCTTATAAAAGATGGTAGAGTTAAAACTATTGTTACCTCATCAATTTATACGGATAATTCTGGATTAGATTATTTAAAATCAAATGGGATTTTACACAGAGCAGTAGAAATAGACGGGGATCAAATATTCAACGAATTTTTAAGAGGTATTAAATAATATTATGGCTACCGTATCACAATCAATGTCGGCAACATTTAAGATGCCAGATGGACAATGGGCAAAAATTGTAATTGATATTAATGGTATCGATACAGAGCAAGAAGTGGAAATGCAAATTAGAGAAGCTAATAGTGCTCTCGATCAAGTTTACGGGACAATGAAGAATCGTCTTGAACTCCAAGTAAGAGAGGCTTTAGATACGGCTATTGATGCCATTAGAGAGGTTGCTTAATATGCCTCCAGCAAAGAAGACAACTAAAACAAAGGGAGCCACTAAAGCTACAATTGAGGATTTAATAAAAAAGCATGAAGGTGTTTTAGACTACGGAAATAGTGATACTTTCATTTATGATAGGATAGCTTTTAATATCCCTGCTTTGGATAAAATGCTTGGAGGGGGCATCCCTACCAAGAGGTTAAGTATTTTTGCAGGGGCTTCAAATGCAGGTAAGTCTTATTTAGCTATGCAGGCGGTTGTACAAATACAAAAAGTTGGGGGTACGGCTGTTTGGATTGATGCTGAAATGTCTTGGGATGCATTATGGGCCGAGAAATGTGGAATTGATATATCTAAGATTTTAGTCCTTCAACCCGAATCTGGGGAGAAAGCTTTCGATATGATGGAAAGTCTGATGAAAGATCAAGTAGACTTAATTGTATTAGACAGTATAGCTGGACTAGTACCGGGAGCTATTCAAGAAGAAGATTATGATCATAATCCGATGGCTTGGCAAGCACGGTTCTTTAATCGTTCTCTTCCCCGTCTTATTCCGCACCTTAAACATGGATCATCCGTAATTTTTATTAATCAAATGAGAGCAGGTATTGGCCCAATTGATTTCTTACAACGTATGCCTGGTGGACAAGGCCAAGGATTCTATGCTCATTTAGTATTAGAAGTAAGACGCCAAGGGTGGATTACTGAAAAAGATGTTAAGGTTGGTTTTGATGTACAGATTCGTAACCGAAAGGCTAAGATTGATAGTGTACATCAGGGAGATTGTATTGTTCCCTTTAAATTTGGTGGTGGGTTTGATATAATTGAAACCTTTATTCGAGAGGCTATCCAACATGAATTTATTACGAAAGGGGGAGCATGGTATTCTCTTCCCGGCACTGATAAAAATTTCCAAGGGATGGGTAGTGTAAAAGAATACTATTTAGAAAACCCTAATGAATTTACTAATTTAACAAACATGGTTAATAAAGTGGATAGTTCAATGGCTGAACTTATACCGAATACGGACGAAATGTTGGGGATGCTAAGTGTTGGAGATACGGTCTTACATAATACCCTAGAAATAGAATGAAAATAATTAATGGTAATATTTGGGATAAGTGGGAAGAAGGATATTATATTGGCATTTCAGTTAGTTGTGAACTTACTACGAATGGGGATGCTGTAATGGGTGCAGGGATTTCGGAAGAAATTAAAAAAAGACTTCCCACTCTTCCCTATGAATTAGGGCATTATAAAGAAGATTTATCTACTGTAACCTTATGGAATGAACATAAAATTATAACTATTCCTACTAGATATAAGGCGAAAGACCCTAGTAATATTACTTTACTTACAAACTCTTGTCATGATATTAGAGGTTTGATGCCTGTGATTCAAAATGATCTAAAATACTTCCTTGACTGTCAAGGCCTAGTGTATTTACCAAACTTAGGTGGGGGTTATGCATATAATCCCGAAACCCACTCATGGGAGGAGGTTAAACCAATCATGGATAAATATTTTGCGGATGATAGATTTATTATGGTGAAAGATAATGCCGTATAGTGATTATACTAAGCAAGAAATTATAGTTGGAAAATGCCTAGATGAAATAGGTTTACGATATCATGAACAAAAACAAATAGGAAACTATTATGTAGACTTCTTAGTAGAAGATACAATTGTTGTAGAAGCCGATGGAGTTTTTGGTCATTATAAGAAAGCTGATCAGGATAGGGATGAAGCTCTCCTTGAATTAGGGGTAGAACAAATCTTTCATATCAAAGGACAAACTAAGAAAGAAATTTATCAAGAGTTGCAAGAATTTTTATGTCAGAATCCAATTTAATGAAATTATTGTCTAGGGAATATTCCGATGTTCCTAAGACTGCAGTACCCAAGGTAAAAAGTAGATATGCTCAAGATAAGGGCCTTTTGTGGTTTACCAAGCAGCTTGATGAGGGAATATATAATACTGCAAATATTAATCCACATGTATCTAGTGGAACACAATCCTTTTATTGTTCCGCTATAGGAAATTCGTGTGACCGTTATTTATACCTACATTGGAATAGATTATTACCTAAAGAAGATATAGACGGTGTAAAACAACGTATTTTCGATCATGGGAATGCAACAGAGGAAAGGTTTACTAAGTACTTTGAAAATGGTATAATGTATGTAGACCGTGAAGTTAAAGCAATAAATGAGTACCCTCCCATTAGTGGACGGGCTGACTTTCTTCTTACATCGGCTAAAGCCGGGGTAAAACGCTTTATTGTTGAATTAAAGACAATTAATAGTCGAGGTTTTGATGGGCTCCAAGTTCCTAAAGTAGAACATGAAATTCAACTTCAAGCATATTTAAATATGTTGGATATACCTTTCGGTATAGTAGTCTATGAAAATAAAGATAATCAAAAGATGAAATTCTTCCAGGTTGATAAAGACCCTCAAGCTTGGCAAGTAGTATTAGATAGATTAGAATATATTATAAATATGGATTCTGTTCCCACCTTAGCTTCAGTAGATGGCCCAGACCATCCATCTTGGTGTAATTGTAGGGATGTTTTAGATGAGTAAATTTACAGATGATGTAGCAAAGAAAACTGAATCTTTTATAGATAGATTGGAAATCCCTGAGTTTTCAATTGAGAATCTCCATAGGGAAATAATTTTGCTTGATAACTTGCAAACTTTAACTAATAGAGAATTAGAAGAACAGTTATCCCTTTTTGGTGGGTATAAGAGTTATTTAGAAGCTCAACTAGGTCAAGTAGAAGCTAGAAAAGGGGCTATAGAAGCTTCTTATGATGCTGGCTTAGATCAGGCTATGTTTATTACTGAGAAGTCTTATTTAAATAAAGGGTTGAAGAAGCCCAATAAAGAATCTTTAAAAGGGGAAGCTCTCGACGGGAATGTTTCCTTAAATGAACTACGAAAAGGGCTAATTGAAACTGAAGCATTGGCTACTAGAGTAAAAGGCTTACGAGATGCATATGTATCGCAATATGCCACTGTTAGTAGAGTAATAGCTTTAAGAGCAACAGTCCCAGATCAAATATAAACAGAATGGGTTTAAAATGAACTTTACAATAGGAGTAGATGTGGGAAAGTTTTCGTTATTTTGTTCAGTACTAGATGAAAAATCAAATATCTATCTACAACAAGAAATAAATATTAACGAAAAGAAAGATATAGAGCGTGGCTATCAAATGATGCTCGCTGTTGAAGATTGGCTTATTGACTTTATCAATACGCAAGAAATTACCGCTGAGGAAGTTACACTTGCAATTGAAGAGCCTTTATATTTAAATAATATAAAGGTATCATTTGCATTAGATCGTTCAGTGATCGCTTGTGAAATGGCTGCATTAAATGTTGGAGTTAATTGTTTTAGTTACGCTAATACAACGTGGAAGAAAGCAATCCTTGGTAGAGGTAATGCTAGTAAGGAAGATATATCAAAATGGGCTGAAGTTAAATGGAAGAAACATTCTTTCGGAGTGCAAGATTTCAAAGACGCTGCTTGTTTAGCTCTTCATCAACATATACTTCTATATGGAGCTATTCCCCAATCTACTCCAAAAAGTATCGCTCCAATTATTAAAAAACCAAAGGTTGTAGCGATAAAGAAAAAGAAAGGAAAAAAAGTTGTGAAATAAATGATTAGACCATTTTGTATAAAAGAATTACACACAAGATGTAGACATGACTCTTCTAACTGTGAGTGTCTTTGTCATACTGATAATGGTAATGGCGTTCCCGCAGCTAATGATAAACCTTCCCCCTCAATATTAAATAGTATATATCAAATATTAGAAAAAACGGCAGAAAAATAAGAATCCCAGAAAAATGCGAGGAAAAACTAATGAGTAGTAAAGAGATTAAAATAGAAGAAAGAAAATGTTGGTACAAACCTGATAAGACCTGTCATTGTACTCAAGACCAAGAATGCATAGAGCTAGTCTTTGCTAATGCAAAACTCCTTTATTGTAATGATAAAGAATGTAAATGGAATATTGAGCTTCCTTACAACTATGAGGTATATCGAGGAAGAGGGCATAAACCCTTTGCCGATGATTACTTCACGGGTGTCTGTGGAAGAGGGGATGTAGGAATGTCTAGGCAAGTAATACGTTCTAGTATAAAAGTAACTGAAAGTCAGAAATTTACTTCTTGTCGAGTTCGTTCTGATAAAGGTAGAAGCCATCCCCATATGCCTGATCCTGATAAGATTGAACATACTGTGTATGATGACCCTAAGGATTCAAGTTTTGAGTCAGGGGCTTACGGAATTAGATAATGGATGACTATTTAAATATTTCTACAGAAGACTGTGAATATTTACTAGAACTTGTATTTTCTGATGGGTGTGTCTGTATCATGGACACCCTAAATGTTACTGATAGAGAAGGTTGGGAAATAGTTATGCCGGGGGGCTTACAGGTAAAATGCCCCCACGGAATTATTTTTAATTCAGATCAGGAACTACCTGAGGATGAATGAAAAAGCCTTTTTTAACAGCCGAGGAAATATACTATAAAACATTGTCTGAAATAGAAATATTTAAAGCTGCTATTAAAGAACATGATGACGTAGATGATTTTGATGACGTTCATTGGAAAATACGTAGAGCAGTAAGCGAGGGCTTAAAGACTAAGTTAGAAGAGTTACAAGACGAAGCTATTTTATACGAGAAAAAACATGGCATTCGAACCGGGGATTAAATTACGGGCAATTGAACTGTATTTAGAAATGCATTCTGTACCAAAAGTGCATGAAAAAATATGCCGGGAATATCTACCTGTTTTAGGAGAAGATGGACTTCCTTCAGCAATTACTGTCCGTAAATGGATAGAGAAAAACGAACTTCCAGAAGTTGTTAAAAACATGGAAATAGATGTTATTGCCCGAACACGTAGTCGAGAAATTGAAGACCTTCTAGCTAAAAAAGAACGAGATGAAACTCTATTAAATAAAGTTCGTGATAAAGCGGCTGAAGAACTTGAGCAGATGGAATATACTTCAGCTATGGAAGCAACAAAGGCTATTGATATGGCAATCAATTCTTCCCGTAAAATTACGGATCAAACAATAAATCTTCAATTTATTACTGATGTACTAGAAGCGATTACAGCAACTATTACGGATGAAGCGATGAGACATAAACTTGGAATTGAACTTAGAAAAATATTTCAGAAATATTCGAATACATAAAATGCTTTCATCTTAGCTTGATTTGTGGTAAAATATATACATGGACTGACATTCTTTGTCAGTCTAGTGTAGTTTTAAGATATAGTTACTAAGTTAAATATAAAGTATTTTTACATGGCTAATATAAAAGAAGTTGGATTTATGGAAGCTTTAGAACAGCTTTCTAATAATCTAATTGATGAACAAACCGTTCATATCGGTACATTTTATGAATTTATCCGTGACATATGGTCACAAGGCTTTGAGAAACCAGAGCATTTTTCGTTATGGCACGTAGAAAAAATATGCCGTGATGTAGAAGAATGTATGGAAACAGGTCAACATTATGTTGCCGTACTTCCTAGAGGTCACTACAAGAGTACTATTCTAGGACATGGTTTTGCCGTGTGGAGACTTTTAAAGTCTGTAAAAGATACTGAAATAGTGTATGTTAGTTTTACGGAAAAAATGACTAGATATCACATTTCAGAAATGAAGAAAGAGATTAGAAATAATCCTATTCTTTTTGATTTAATGCAGGATCGATCACAGGATGCTGATGGGGTATTTAAATACCTAGTTAATGGAATCCATGTCGAGATTGTGCCAGCAGGCTTGTTTAACTTTAAGCGAGGTATGCACGTCGATGGCGGTTTAATTGCAGATGATATATTAAGAGACGCTGAAAACCCTCTTAATACCGGGGAATTAGAAAAAGCAAAAGAATTCTTTTTAAAAGAAACTATGCTTGTTCCTAATCCTGGTGCGCCCATTATCGTTATGGGTACCCCAATGGATACAAATGATTTATTATCAGACATTCAAAATGATGAAGCTTTTAATAGTTGTGTGTTACCCGTTTTTAATCCAACTCCAGATAGAGAAGTTTTAGCCCCAGAAATACGTAGCAAAGAATGGTTAGAAAATTATCAAAGTGAAAGACCTAGAATTTTCTCAGCCGAATTCATGTTGAATCCTGTTGCTACAATCAATGCCTTCTTAAATATTGAAGAAATTCAGGGTGTGGAATCGGATGAATTAAAGAATTTAGACCCGTATATTTTCCACGATAACCTAGACAGTGATTTAACCGTTGCTGGATTTGATATTGGAAAAAAACGCCACCCTTCACATTTATGTGTCTTTAAAAGCAAAGCAGATGGTACGGCTCTTGTAGAGATAAATACTACCTTCTTAGACGGCATGGATTTTACGAGACAAGTGCAATTTTTAAATACTGTTGCAGATAATTTTGATATTGATAAAGGCTTCTTTGATAATACTATCCCTATGATTGAAGAAGTTGGCGAATTAAATCCTATTTGGGAACCTGTTATTTTTACCCCTAAACAACGTAGGGCTATGGCAACAAAATTTGAAGAATATGTAAATCAAGGGAAGATCAAATTAATTGTTGATCATCGCCAACGCTCTCAAATTGTGTGCGTAGATAATACGTTATCAGCAGCCGTAACTCCAGCAGGGCATGGTGATGCATTTTGGTCAATTGCTCTAGCGGTTTACGCACATGTTGAGTCAATGAGAGGTAATACTCAGGATATAGGTAATCTATTAGATATGGCAACAATGGGGGAGGATCGTCCTGTTGGTGATGTTCTTACGTTTACGGCTGATCCGATAGAATTAGAAGAAGGAGATACACGTTATATAGCATGTCCAGACTGTCAGCATAGTGAAGGATGGATATTTGAACGTCAAAAATGTTTAATATGTCATGAAGAAAAACAAGAGAAGGCACAATTGAAAGCAAGTATGGAATGGATAAAAGCCGTCCCGGACGATCCCGAAGAAAAATCTAAGATCATAACAATTGATCAACATAATATAGGAGAGCTTAATGGAGTATAATTTAGCCGCCAAACGAATGACACCGAATATTCTCACAATCTTAGAGGATAGATACCTTATGAAGAATAAGGAAGGTAAGATAATAGAAACCCCCGATCAGATGTATTTAAGAGTAGCAAATCATATAGCTAATGGAAAAGAAGAGTTAGTATATATGTATTATCGTATGATGGCTAATGGTGAATTTCACCCTAATTCTCCTACGTTAGTAAATGCAGGTGCAAATAAAGGCTGTTTAAGTGCTTGTTTTGTGCGTAGTCCCGAAGATGATATGGTAGATATCATGAATGTCGTTAGTGATGTAGTAATGATTGAAAAATCTGGGGGTGGGATAGGTATAGGTGTAAGTAAAATTCGCCCTAAAGGTGCGCCTGTTAATGGCCCTCACGGTGAAGCTCTGGGGCCAGTAAATGTTCTCAGAATGATTTCTTTTAATGCTTCTATAATTACTCAAGGAAGTTTCAGGCGTGGCGCACATATGGGTCAATTAAGTATTTCCCACGCTGATATACAAGACTTTATTCATTGTAAAGATACTTTTAAGGATTTACAGAATTTCAATATCTCAGTACAAATCACTGATGCTTTTATGAAAGCTGTAATTGCTGATGAACCTTGGTTTCTCTTTGATCCGCATACTGGTGAAGGTGTAAAATCTATGCCAGCTAGGGAGTTATGGAATGAAATATGTGAATCAGCACATACTACAGGTGACCCAGGTATTGCATTTATCGATAGAGTTTTAGAAACACAACCAAATCCTCAACTTGGGGATATAATGACCAGTAATCCTTGTGGTGAAGAGTATTTGGAGGATGGTAATAGCTGTTGCTTAGGTTCTATTAATTTGTCTAAATTCGTTGTCGATGGGCAATGGGATTATGTTGCGTTAGATAAGGTTGTCCATTCCTCCGTTAATTTTCTCAATGGAGTTATTGATGTAAATACTTTCCCTCTCCAATCTTTACGAGATATAAATCTCGCCACTAGGCGTATTGGTTTGGGTATAATGGGCTGGGCTGATGCTTTAATCGCTCTTGGTATTCCCTATGATTCGGAAGAGGCTATAGAAGAAGCTAGAAACATCGGTTCAGCTATTAGTACTAGTGCTTGGGAT